CCAGTTCTTTGTTACAATCTCGTAACTTCGCTATAACCCCAATAAGCTCATATCGTTGCTTCTTGTACTCTTCACGATCTTTTAATGCTTTGTGAAGTTTATCTAATAACTTGTTAGAGTTAGTACAAAGATTTTTATATTGTTCATCTGATAAGGTGAACGTCATCTCATAACCTCCAATAGCATCTCATTTTCAAAAATATTTCCAACAATTTCAATAATATCGTCATTTTCACTTAGTAATTCAGTTACATTGCTAAAAGTTATATAAAAGGCTCCTTCTTTAAACTCGATAAAACTTACTTCTCTCGAATAACAATCTTGAACAATATCCCCTTCATAAATCTCCACACCGTGCACATCTTTAAATCCTGTGTATTGTAATAGTTTTACTTCATTGAAACTTTTATAACCTGTTGAAATCAAAATGTACCCACTATTAAAATCGATTTCGTCAATAATACTCATAACTTTTTTATCTTTATCCCAAGCTTTAAATTTCAACATCATACTAGCAACTCCCCATCTTTCCAGATTAACGTCATAGTTAGGTCATCGTTTAAGATGTAGAATGCTTTGGTAGGGAAAAACGTGTTCTCTAAACGTTCGTTGATACTAATACTTGTGTGTAACGCTGACATACAGGCTCCCTCTTGAAGCTCGTACACTTCAAACAACCTATCAAATACTGTATCTTCTGTGATTTCCTCTTCAACTTCAACTATGAAAGGAGTATCAATTGGAATAAAACTTGATATCGAACACGTATTTGTATTTCGTTGAAAACGAACGAATCCATTACTAAAACTTTTTGCAAGAAAAATTTTTTCTTTTGATAGCTCCGGATTTTCTCGCGCCCACTTAATTAATTCATCTAGTCTCATTTCTTTTTTAACTTTGATTTTCATTTTTACATCTCCTTAAAATAAAGTTAGTTGCTTCTGTTCCTCATATTCCAAACCATGTTGCTTTATATATATTTCGAGCTCTTCCGCTGTATCAAATGTCTTTTTCACGCCTTGCCAACCTGGCACGATATGACCGTGAAAGTAATAAGTGCCATTTACTACATGGATATGTGCCACTCGTTCGTTATCCTGATACAGATATCTCTTAGAGCCGAAAAATTGGTTTAAGTATTCTTTACATGCGCTATCGGTTTTAGGCATTTATACTTCCTGCCACTTCTTGAACATTTGGTTATAAGTGACATCAAACCAGTACGGATCACGTCGCTTATATTTCTCAATCATTGCTAGACGTTGACGTTCTTCCTCATTCTTTTCTGCTTTTCTCTTGTCTCGCAGTTCTTGCTCATGTCTAGCGTCAATTTCTGACAGTATGCGTCTTTCCTCTTGTGTGATTCTTCCGTCGTCTCTAAACATTTTCTTTCCTTGTGGTGGCGCAATAAGCGCATCGCCCGTTAGCCCTTTTGCTATCCTGCCATTAATTGCCCCTTCACTTAGGTTGTACTTTTTAGCCACTTCACCAACAGTCATCATCTTACCGTCAACCTTTACTTTCTTAGGCTTTATTACATTTTGTATTAAGTCTTTCCCCCTCGCTCCTCTGTCGTACCTAGTAATCAATGTCGATACTTTGATGTCGTATTTATCAGATGCATCAATAAGCGTCATCAACTTACCGTCTATTCTCACTTTCGTATTTATGCCCGCCATTTATTCCACCTCTACATTTACGTTTCTAATTTTTAAATTGTCATACTCTAGTATTTCGTTCGGATTGTTATATAAGTAATCTGCCAGCGTTTCTTTTTCTTTATCCACATCATCAAAATGCTTATATTCAACTTCTGTAGGTATTCTTATATCAATCGTTGCGTTTATATATGCTTGTTGTTGCATTAAATCACTTCGTTTCTCTTTTTCTTTTACGTCTGACTTTCACTAAGTCCTCATATACCATCCATTCTTGACCTGTGTATTTAGGCGCTTTACATATCCACGTTAAATTCACATCTCTATACTGATATCTGAATATCTTCGCTTTGATGTTGGCAACTTCAGTCGCCTTACCTTTAACGTCTATAACTTCAACCAGTTTCCCTTCCTTCCACAAAGAGAAATCGGCTATATACGTAATCGGTCTTTGCTTCCCAAATTTAGGTTGTAGTTCGAATTTAGGTTGTAGTTCGATACGATCATAGTTAGTGCCATTCATATTACTTTCTAAATATTGGTAATATTCGCACTCTACTTTGCTATCAAATACAATTCCTTTGTACTCAACTTTCTTAGCGTTGTATTTACTCATTGTGCACCTCTATAAACGATAATTGCGCTAGGAAAAGGAGCGCTGTTTTTACTATCTCCAAACTTCAGACGACCGCGTAGGAATCTTATATCATCAGCCTTATTAAAAATGTAATCATGCCAATATGTCGTGTCTGTTCTTGCGGGTATTAAACAAACTACCGTTGCGCCTTTCAAACTTTCTTCATAAGCCTTCTTGACCCAACGCTTAATACTTCGACCGTATGGCGGGTTCATAAAAACAATATCCTCAGACCAGTCTTGAATTAACCCATTATCTTTTACTGTATAATACTTCCGGCATTTGGCGTTCTCGTCTGTTGAACAAGGATCTAATGTAAAACTGAATTCTTCGTTTAGGTCATCAAATAAATGTTGTGGTGTTGTCCACTCGTTTGTTTTACTACTGTAATGTACTTCCATGTGCCACCTCTAAATATCAAATATCGTTGCTTGTAAACCTAATTCTTGCTCATATAGAAGCCCGTGAGCGCCTTTAAATCGTTTTAGGTCACTATCAGTCATAATTTTCTTTTCGTCGCTGAAATGGGCTCCTGTGAGCGAATAAACTTCATTTACGTTGTCTTTATACTTGATGACTTTAATATCTTCCGTGCCATCTTCTCGGTATAAGTAATATTTTTCTTTCGGCATTTTTAACACTCCTTAATGTGCGTTTTCTTCCAATTGATTTCATTCATAATTTTCTCTTCAACTCTGTCGTAATCATCGAAAGGCGATAACTCGTTATTGTCTAACAATCTGTTAACTGCCCAACCAATTTCTATATAGACATTTGCTACAATCGGGTCATTTTGCTTTGTCTCTTCATACATCGATTTCAATAAGCTTTTGAATTGCATGATATTCATGTGAAAAACCTCTGAGTCTTCTTGTAATACTCAAATTCAATTATTCCGGTTTCACCGTCTTTGTTTTTGGCTATGTTACATTCAACAATAGATTTGCCAGTGATACTGTCATCTTCGTCACGGTTATAATAATCATCACGGTAAAGTAGCATCGCTAAACTCGCATCTGCTTCTATTCCGCCTGATTCTTTCATGTCCGATAGCATTGGTCTTTTATCCTGTCTAGACTCGACACCACGATTCAGTTGTGAAAGTAGTACGATGATTGCGCCTGTCTCGTTAGCGATTATCTTTAAGTCACGTGATATCTTTTCTACTGCTACACGTCTATCAACTTTCGCATCAGTATCCATCAGTTGAAGATAATCTATAAAAATAACTTGTTGCCTGTCTGAATGCCTCATTGCTTGCGCTCGCACATCTTGCGGTGTGATATTACTTTTATCAGAAATATCGATGCCTAATTTCATGATTTTATCCATCGCATTCGTTAACTTTGTTAAGTCATCCGGCGTTAAGTTCCTGATTTCTTTTATCTTTGTTAACTCAATACCAGTAATTGTTGATAACATACGTTTCAATACTGATGTGCCAGTTGTTTCGAGACTAAAGAAAGATGTTTTGTATCCATTTTGTGCTATGTTCAGCATCATGTTTAATGCAAAACCTGTCTTACCCACTGAGGGACGCGCTGCGATGACGATTAATTGCGACGGCTCCAATCCCCCTATTTTGTAATCCATGAGCTTATAACCCGTCTTAATTTGCTTCTTAGGGCTATCGCTGTATAACTCATCGACAAACTCCTCAACAAACTTCTTGGTTCCGTCTTCTTTTCTGTTAGTAATTGTTTTTAAATCCTTGAGTTCATCAATCAAGTTATTAAAATTTTGGTTCGTAGGTTGTTGTTTGAACTCAGTTACCAATTCTTTCGCTTTGTTGATTTGATAACTTTCCAATAATTCTTGTTGATAACGTTCAAAGAATCCGTATCCAATGAAATCGGAGTTGTAAAGTTTAGTTATAGTATCTGCATCTAAAAACTCTTTATCTTTAGTTGCTTTTAAATAGATTTCTTGATGATCTATCTTTCCGACGTCCATTACATAATTGAAAAAGGTTTTAAACTTTTCGTTCGTAAACATGTAATCTTTAACTCTTATCTTTTCTAGTACGTCCGGTTGTTTAAGTAGCGTAGCGATTATTGTGCTTTCAATTTCAAATTGACCGTAATTCATTCGTTATCGCCCCCAAATTCTGCCAACTTATTCATGAAGTTATCTAGCGCTATTTTTCTTTGTCTGACATATTCGGGGTCATTCTGCATTTTCCATTGGTGTGTAGCGGTTTCGTTGTCTACCGGCTCAATAGATACTTTTTTAGGTGCCTTACGCATGATTGCTGGTAGGTTAGGCGGGTACGGGTTGTTACTGTTGATATATCCATCTACAGCTTTTACAGTTGGTTGATAATCCCCGTTTTGACTTAATACATCAATCCACATTTCTAACTTTGGTTTATCAAAATCGATGTTGTATACGTACCTAACTTTTTTAATAATTTCTAATGCTTGTGTTTTGCTCATCGGCATTAGTCATCACTCAATTCTTTTTCCATTTGTGCTATGACATCATCAGTAGTTTCTTTTTTAGAGTTACGAGGTTTCAATTTGTTTTCAGCACTTTCTTTATCTGAAACGCCTTCTTTATTCCAGTTCTTTAATACAGTTAGTAAGTAATTCAGACCTTTGTTGTTTTCTTTGCAGTAATCGGTAGCGACTTTTACTATTTCGAACTGATCTTGCTTAAATGATTTAATTTCGTGTTCTAACTGTTCTGCTTTTAAAGGGTTTTGTATAATTTCTAAATTGGTACTAATATACTTAAATGACTTTGAGACGTCGTCTGTCTCTCTATGTTTGTTAGTCTCTGTGTAGTCTATGGTATTGGTCGGGTCATTTTGTCCTCTTGCATCGTGCCAATTTGTCCTCATCGTCGGGCCATTTTGTCCCGATGGTCGTGCCACTAGTTTGTTTAATGTTTCATAATTGATTGAATACCATTTTGTACGGTCAAATCCAGCCTTGTTGTAGTTACCTACATGCAATAAATTTTGTTTTTCTAAACTCCCAAATGTCCTTTTTATAGTTCTCTCGCTCCAAAATGGAAATTGTTTTTGCCATTCTGGATAAGAATTAAAAATCCAAGTTTTGCCATCGTATTTATGTTTTGAGTTGTTTAGCCAATAATGAATTTGTTGCAATACTATTGCTTCGTTTAACCCTATTAATTCAGCTAATTTCGGTAATACTTGTATCGGATAGTCATCTATTAGTAACTTATTCATTTTTCTCTCCTTTCAACATTTTATTGAGCCTCTCATCAACTTTTATCCACGAGTCATGCAATTGATATTTATCATCAAACGACTTAACACCAATTGCGTGCTGTTCATTATGATGTTGTCTACACAGTGCTAACACATGTTTGTCGTAGTGATTCATCTTGTTTCTGTTCATACCTCTGCCGACTGCTTCATAATGTGCCAGGTCTGCGTGAGGCTTTCCGCATATTACACAGTTGCGGTTAACAGTTGACCAGTATAAGAATGATTTATCTTGTTTCAGTAGATTACTCGTTTTGTAGCTAAGTGGTATGTCATTGTAGAACGTCCAGTCAAGCGTTGCTTCAATGATTTGACTTGCTTGTGTTCTCGTACAATTACTTAGTGAAATACGTTCATCATAGCCGTAGTAAGTCCTTACATACTCGATGAACATATGTCGCATATAGTCCATTGGTTGACCTGTATATTCTTCTATGTCTTTGACAAGCGCGAATATTTTTCGTCGTTGCTTGCCGGTAATTTGAAACGGATCTATGACGCTTACATCGACTTCCACATCAAATCCGTTATCAAGTAGTAATGTTTCTTTATTGCCTAATTCAACACCCGAGATGACAACTGTTGTTGTACCGTCATCTTGAGTGATATAACTAGTAATTATTGGCATCTAATCATTCCAATCAGAACGGTAAGTCATCATCAGTAATCGCAGTGGTATTATCAAAAGGATTATTACCAGTTTGAGTTTGTCTTTGTTGATGATAATTGTTGTTTGGTTGTTGGTTGTTATTCTTCGGTTCTAAGAATTGAACACTGTCCGCTACTACTTCTGTCACAAATACACGTTGCCCGACTTTATTTTCGTAGCTACGTGTTTGTAGTCGCCCGTCTACACCTGCCAGCGACCCTTTAGAAAGGTAGTTTTTAACATTTTCAGCTTGTTTCTTGAACACTACTACGTTTATAAAATCTGCTTCACGCTCGCCTTGAGCATTCGTGAATGTTCTGTTTACTGCCAATGTGAATGTACCTACATTTACGCCATTTGGCGCGCTTCTTAATTCTGGGTCTTTTGTTAAGCGTCCTACTAATACTGCTCTGTTTAACATTATTGTTTCTCCTCACTATCCAATTGTTTTAATCCCGCATCTAATTTTTGGTGTGCTTCTGCGATTTGTTTTTGACTTAATTTATTAATGTTAGATATTTTTAGCCATCTCATCGTTTTATCGATAGTTGCATCTCGCCCTTTTTCTTGAGATAAGTTCACGAACTGATTGATACGCTCTTCTAATTCTGTAATATCGTTGTCACTTGCACTTGGTAGTTCCTCGCCGTTGTAGATATATAAGCCTAAACCGTGTAAAGCCGAAGCTTTAACAAAACATCGTTTTTGCGCTTTGTTAATATCGAAAGTTGTTGCACTACCTTTAGCAAGCGATTTATTTCTAAAGTCCAATACTGGAAGCCACTCAGTCTCTGTACTATCTTTCACAGTCACAGATACCTGTACAAAATAGCCTTCTGGTGTAGCCAAATAAGGTACAAAATAATTTTCTGTGTTAATATCTGGATGTGGAAACTCGTGTACTTTTACTGTGTAGTTTGGGTCAATCTTTTTCAGCTCTTGGTGTGCATATGACCATGCTAGATAAGTTAATCCATTTTTTTGTTCTGTATGATCATTCACGTTTTTACTGTTCAACTGTTCAAATAATGTTTGTTCAGTCATGTTCTACCTCCTCGTACTCAATAGTTTCTGTCACTGTTTTCTTGATTGCTTTGTGATAATCCATATTGATACTCGCTTCTTCCATACCGTTAAACTCCCTAGCTCTATTTCTATTTGTGGAGTAACTAATATCTGAATTGTTATCGGTTGGTTTGTTAGTTATATAAATTGGCATATCCCTATGACGAATGATATAAGTTACAGTCTGCTTCATAGCGACCTCCTACCATCTCATGACTAAGTTAATTAGTCTGTCCTGTTCGTCTGTGTTCTCTTCAATCCATTCATCTATTGCTTGGTTGAATAAGTCTGATGCCATATCTAAGTCATTCTCATCTACGACATAAGCATGTTTAATTGGTACGTTGTTCATATCTTTAACTTGTATTGATATGCCCATATGACCTTTTAAAATGAATAGCTTAAAATCGAATCCGTTAACATGAATATTTTTGCGTATGAT